ATTAACCGAGGATGACGAAAACCCCATCCACCATTCTGATTAGTGGTTATTTCCATACAACTAATTTCAGCCACAGCACCCACAAGCTGTTTCCAATTTTCTTTTTGTTCTTCAGTTATACCACTTAAATCACCGACATAAATAACTTCTTGTCCCTCATCGTAAAGTCCAAGCTTTAATGAGCCTGCCCAACCATAGAACCATGCCTTGGTTACCGGAACTACTGGGCCGCCGTCTACATATAACTTATAAATTGACTCATGGTTTTGAACAAAATATTCAGAAGCTAAAATCTTTTCATTGGTCGTCTCATTAAACCACCACTCCCATTCCTCTGGCATGGATGTGCCAGAAAGTTTAGTCGGACTGTTTGCTCCTATAATTACGCAATCAATAGTTTCTTGAATTTCCTTTTTAACTTTAAGGGTATTAGTTTGTTTGCGACTACCCGGAGTATATGGCGCATCTTTGCGAGTAATTACCATTCCTTCATATCCATTAGCAAGCAAATGTTGTAACATATCCCACAGTTCTTTACCATTATAATACTTAGCCCATTCTACATATGGATTATTATATATGGTACTATAATCTTCTACTCTCAGAAACCTATCAATAGCTTTCATATTGAGATACGACTCACCACCATCTGCAAGTATATCAAAGATATAAATGTGGAGTTTATATTCTTCATTCTCCTGACGCTTTAAGGATTTTTGAAGCAAGCAATTTAATACAGAAGTTGTATCTTTTGCTGATTCATGCGCTGGTATGTAAGTTTCACAAAGAAATACAGTTCCTGGGTCTATTTGATTTAAAAAGTCGTGAATCTGTGGAAGCCATTCGATTTTATTTACGAATTCACCTTTCGTATTTTTCGCGCGCGGCCGCCAAAAGATTTCACCATCAAGGTTACGCCCTATCATACCAAACACACCATCAACTTTTCTCGCGCCATACCAATCTAGCGAGAAAATTTTATTCATTGCATTTTGTTTCTTTTTCTCCGCATCCCAACTATTAGGTGTACTGTAATATTTTTGTGCTTCAAGATTATAAAAATCAATTCCTTCTATTATACAGTTCATTTATTCATCTCCATTAAACAAATAATCCAAAATTATAAATATAATTATCAATGTAATTAAATTATACCATATAACCATTTTAATCTACCCACCCATAGAACTCACTATTTATCTTTTCAAAAGTTTCGTAGGTTTCTCCATAAAACTCGCGTACAAAATCCATGATTATATAAATTGAAGTCTTCGCTTCTGACGGTAATGTCCGCGCCATTAGTGGACCACACCAACGAAGACTTCTATGCGTCTTACGTCTCTTCCACTTAAACTTTACATAGTCTATAAATGGCATCTGCACATACATAAGCTTTTTCTTCCAATTTGCCACAATTGCGGCCGCATTGAAATAAAGGCGGTCATATGGCTGGTCTTCATGGAAATCCCATAGAACTATTTTATCACCTGCAAGACCACATTCGGAAATTACATTCTGCATTATCGTACCAACGATTTGATTGTATCTAATTTCAGTTTCTTTATCTACCATTTTATTTTCTCCTTTTCATATATTATAAGTATATCAGATTTTTTAGACTTTTTCAAATTCGAAGATTTTTATAATTTGATTTATAAATAAAATTCTGATAAAATCACATGCACGCGCGTATATATAATAGGAAGATTTTTGAAAAATTCGTCGATGTCTATACGTAGACGCGCGGCCGCTCGTAATTTTAGCGAATGAAGCGTTCGTTCAATAAATTTGTGGCTTCGCGCGTTTCTACATACAGAAAATTGAAAATTTATCAAATTTCTTTTATAATATAATTAAGAATAAAAATGAAAGGAAAATTAAAAATGACAGGACTGATATTAAGTATTATAGCAGGTTTTATTTTGGGACTTATCAGTGGAAGGATGTACTAAATGGAATATACACGAAACTCAGACCTCAACTATTATAACTCCCATCCCGCTCGTGCCAATTGCGGTAGTTATGCTCTTCGCTTAAACGAATGGTATGACCCTGAATCTTACTTCGAATCTGTCGAAGGCGACATCTACGATTGGGTTGAACAAATGGCGATGAATGGTTATGATGATTATGAGATAAGCAACTATTATATTGATATACTAACTGAAGGCATGCTCAATGAGTTTGGCGATGAGTTAGAACTTTGCGACGGCCGCGCGCCGAATACGTCAGATAAGGAACTAATTGCATTTAACGGCTTCGCCACTTGCGACGATGATTACAATGTTGATATAGACTTTCATTTCAAAGTCTTTCGCGATGGTCATTGGTCAGAAAAACCAGGAATGGAAGCGGTTAAATTTTGCGACCTTGAAGATTGGGGAAGATATATCGGAGAGCCGGTATATATGTACCATAGAATAGGAGAGAAAAATGAGTGCGATTGATAGAGATATAGTAATTAAGAAATATATAAATCCTGACATCGAAAAATTTCATAACTCTGATGTTAAAATTGTGCTTGAGAACCTAAAACAAAATATATTAAAAATGCCTTCCGTGGATAGACCACAGGGAGAATGGATAATTGAGCAGGATGAACAGGGCCGTACATATGGAAAATGTACGGTTTGCGGAATGAAGCAGTATGCAGGATACATAAATTTCTGTCCTGACTGTGGAGCAAGGATGAAAGGAGTAGACAATGACATATCTTAAAGCCACCGATTCTAATGGTGTTGAGGAGTATATATTTCAATTAGAAAAAAATTTATTCATAGCTATTCCAAAAGACCGATTGGAATTTAAACCACTATCACCAGAAGAATTGAAGAGAATGAAAGAAGCAGACGATGAAATTGATTAGCCCATATAGCGCAGTCGTTGGTGAACCAGTTGAAGCAACCGAAGGAGCGAGAATAGCAACTATGATGATGGAAGGCATAATAAGTAAAACATCGAAGGGAGCAGCTGATGAAGATGACAACCGTGAAAATGAATCTGCCAAAGAAGTCTATAAAAGCGCTTTTGAAGCAATGACAGGCATTCCAGGTTGGTATATAGGAGCAGATAAATGGATGTTTATTCCCGAAGTACCTGCGCCACTTACAAGAGATAAAGCATTTAAAAATATATATGAAAGGAAAAGACGATGACATTGTTCGAGTACGGTAAAAGTGTCCTCGAAGCATGGAACAATTTCATAGAAGCTTTACTTTATAGCCCACCAATAGGGAAACTTGCAAAAAGAATCGTGGAAAGGAATAAACGATGAAATTAATTGAATTGACAAGCATAGAAAAAAGACGAATTGCAATATGTATAAATGAAATCGTAAGCATAGAGCGTGGAGATTATGTGAGTAGTTTTGAACGAGAATATGGCTTCAGTGGATGTCCAACGAGGGTCTTCTTAAAAAACGGTAAGTATACCGTGAGGGAAGACTTTAAAACTGTTTGTGCTTTAGTGGAAGGAGCAGATAATGAGTAGATTGATGGTTGTAGAAGTCCCAGCATACACATGCGAGTTTAAAGGTATAAGGGAAGTGTGTGAACTTGTACGTTGTAGAGAGTGCAAGTATTGGCGAAGCAAAGACCCAAAGCAGATACCGACAGCAAATATAATGTGCGGTCATATGCACCCCGATGACTTCTGCTCATATGGAGAAAGGAATAATAATGAATAAAAATACAATTCCCGTATCAGTTAAAGCTATTCTTGACCGACTCTCTAAAGAAGATTTGGTGGTTGTAGTTAGATGCAAAGATTGTAAGTGGGCCTTTCCAAATAAGGAAGGCGATTTAGATTGCAGGTGTCATATACCTATTTTTCGTACTGATATGAATGGTTTTTGTTGGAGAGGAGAACGTAGATGAAAACTAAAGTATATACAAAAAAAGACAAGGTTAAATCAATCGAACTCGAACTTAACGTCGCTGAATATTTTGTAATTCAGAAAGCTTTGTTTACATTTCTTTCTGATACAGACATGCCAGTAGATGACCGAATACTTGCGGTTGTAATGACTGATGAAATGGACGAGAAGGAACAGGTAGAATTGGAAAATTTAAATTAGGAGAGTATATGATAGTTAAATTTTTTTGTTGTGATAGATGCGGACAAGTTATTGAAGGAGAAAAATCATATTCTCTTCAAGCTTTTAAGCAAGATGAACCCGATGGAAATTTTGTTTTGTGCTGGCCTTGTTATAATACGTTAACTAATTATTTAAATAAACAATGTACCAGTGATGGAATGCCAAAAGGGCTGAAGACAATGAATGATTTTCTTAAGAAATTTAATAAACAATTCACTGTAGAAAAATAGACAATAAAAAACCACTACATATTCGTAGTGGTTTTAAATTGCTTATTTTTTACAATTCTTTGCAACTTCTAAAGTTTTATTTCCAATAATTCCATCACCTTCACCAGGTCCGATTTGTTCTTCTTGGAATTTCTTTGTCCACGCAAGTGTATTGTCTCCATAAATACCATCAGCACTTCCAACTTGTCCATCAAACCACCAATCCAGAAATGCTTGCCATTGAGCAACTCTATTACTAATTTCTCCGTGACGAATATAAGTTTCAGTATTTACAGAACCATTAAATCTATGTACGCGTTTAACCCCTTTATATTTACTATCAGTTAAATTAGTGATATGTATTGAATTATTCCACTTGTTTGAATTTCTTACATTATCATCACCACCAGAGGCTTCAGCTAATTTACCATTCCCTAAATATAAGAATACATGAGTATCATTACAACATACGTCGCCTTTCTTTAATTTAGACTTTGCTGGTTTACCAAGGTTCGTAAATAAGCTTGAACTATCGTAACCCGTACCTTTCTCAAAACCCCAAGAATTTCCTTGTCTACAAAGCTCCATAGCCTTTGGTACGCATCCGCCATGTGCCCATGCCGCGCCAACAAATGGATTGCAACAATATGAACGCTTATAATCTGTAATACCTTTCTTTGAACGACCACCTTTGGTTGTGTTGGTATCACAGAAGTAGCATCCGTTGTGGTGAGCATTTGGACTCCACTTTGAAGAATCAGCACTTCCATGTTTGTTTGTATATCCATAGTGAAATCTATTATCACCTGCTATCCATGAAGCCCATCTACAAGCATCGTTAATGACTTCTGCATTTGTCTTTATCAAAGCTAACGTAGGAAGCGCGCCAGCGTATGGCTTAGGTGTTGGAGCACTAGGTACTTCCGGTTCGGTTGGCGCGGATGTAAGTAATTCATTAACTTTAGCTTGTACAGCATAGTAATCGTAACCCGCAGCTTCAAGATTCGCTTTACGCTTATCTCCACTACCCCATTTTCCGTCAAGCACTTCTTGTGCAAGCTCGTCAATTGTTTTGGTTTCAATGATTGGTTCAACAACTGGTTCTGGCTCTACGGTTGGTTCGATAACTGGTTCAAGAGTAGGCTCAGGCTTTACGGTTGGTTCTGGTTCAGGCTCTATAGTTGGCTCTGATTCAGGTTCAACTGTAGGTTCCTTTGATTCAGATGGAACCGGTTCCTCAGTTGGCGCCGGCTCCTCTGTTTCTTCTAATGGAACTGCTGAAAAATACTTTATCAGTACAGCGATTAAGTCTTCTAATAATTTAATCAGTCTTTCCATAATTAACCTCTAAAATTTTTTATAACACCAGTTTACATCGGTTTTACTTGCAATTCCCGGTACAGATTCACTTGAACTATACTGCCACATATCATATGCGCCCTTATAATCACAAGTCTTATTATACTGTGCTACCCACTTACTATGTGGCGCGCTAATAGTACCGATTTTGTTGTTAAACCAACTTAAACTTGCATATACGCCAGGTTTATAACCAGCCGCAGCAATTGTATTACAGAACGTATTACATACTGATGCAAGAGTTGATTTAGATTTCTTACCTTGATATGTATTGTCTTCCATATCAATATAAACTGGATAAGTAATTGTTTTACCTTTTAAATTAGCAATACAGAAATTAGCTTCTTTTTTTGCTTTAGAATCAGATGTAGCGAGTGAGTAAAAATATACACCTACTGGCAATCCCGCAGCAATAGCATTTTTATAATTATTCTCAAATACTGAATCAATTGTTGGTTTCTTCGAAGAGCTTCCTGTATATCCAAGGCGCAGTATTACAAATTGAATACCTGCATTTTTAGCTTTTTCAAAATTAGCCTTACTAATGTCTCCTTGCCATGCACTAATGTCCATGCCTTTAAGCTTAACCGACGTACTCTGCGCCGGTGCTACCGAGGGAGTGGATGAAGAAGTGCCATCAAGCTTGGAATTAAGCCATCTCTGTACGGCTTTTGAGGTATTCGGTCCCCAATATCCATCTGGACCATCCATTCCAAGATATTTTTGTAAAGCCTTTATTGTATTCGGTCCAAGCTGTCCATCTGGGCCGCTTAAACCAAGATATTTTTGAAGAGCTTTTACGCAGGTACTGCCACCTTTCCCATAGCTAATACCACTTGAAAATCCACCGTGATACTTTTTAAGCTTTTTAAGTTGACCACTAATTTCTCCGTCTTGTGGTGTGCCAAGAACTTTTTGAAGAGCCTCTATTGACTTTGGTCCGAACTTTCCGTCAACAACTAAAGCTTCTTCATTTGAAGCGGCCGCGGTAGACGTAGGTGTAGTCGTAGGTGTAGTTGTAGCTGCTGCTTTTGGAGCTTCAACAATCCACATTTGATATACCGTACCCTTCATTGAATTCTCATAAGTATACCAACCATCATGGTTTCTTCCACCACTATCTTTTGTATAGAAATAGTGTTTACCATTTTGCACCTTATAGTCTGTAAATGCTACATAGTGACCACTAGCAGTCCAAACCGTTCCGTTTGGTCCTCTTCCACTTTTAAATAAAATAACGCCAATTCTATTGCCTTTATTTAATTCGGTCCATGCTTTGCTCATTGGGTCTTTAATGCCAATATGAACCACATTACTATATCCATAATGTTTTAAAGTAGCTGGAATACCACTCCATGTAGTACCTTGGTTAGTAACCGCAAAGCCTTGTTTTACCATCCAAGGACGTATGCTCTCTGGGGTATAATTTTTGTATTGTTCTTGTTCAATAATTAAATGAAGACACGCAACACAGCCGCAACCATTACCTGCAAAAGATGATTTCTTCACAGGATATGGTTTGCTACCCCAGCGAGAATCGGCTTGTTTGTATAGTGTCTTATTCATTTTCTTCTTCCTCGTCCTCGTTCTCTAATTCTTCTGTACCAAAGAAGTAATCGCCAATGTAGTCATCTCTCTTTTCAGCCTTTAACTGACGAGTTACTCCAGTACCAACACATGCCTCTTCACTGTAATCATTGTTGAAATAAGTAGCACAAAATACGATTACAAAGTTTGCAACTACGGACAGAATTCTATAAACCAGATTAACGGTTTCGTTGCCAAATTGGGCAACATCTGTAGCCATAAGCGCAGTGTTGAAGCATGTAGCGACAACGAGAATTGTACGTATGATTGTTCCTCTATTCATTTAATTACCTCCTATAAAATTGATATAGATTTAAATCCCATACATATAAGTAGATTTTACTAACATTGAATACGTTATTTGAACAATTAAAAAACGGGTATACACCCGTTATTTAAATAAAATGGTTTCCTTAATTTTGCTTTCTATAGCTATCACTAATATCAAATAGTGCAGACCATACTAATGCGTTTTGTTCAACCCAAACGCCATCAATTTTTACCCAAATTTTTGAATACTGTTTCCAACTATTGCTTTCTTTTATATATATTTTTGCAGTGTTCGCTGTTGAGCAACCGGCTACTATTCGATGCTCCATATTTATATTTGAGAGTTCATATGTATATACTACAATAGTAGTACCAGACTTATCTGTTGTCTCTGTGCGTATAAGTTCTGAACTATGGTCAACCTCATTATCAAATAAAATAACTGTATCATTTATATTATCTGGTACAATAGTAACAGAATAACTATCTCCTTCTAATTTAACCTGTTGACCGTCCGGAAAGGCTCTGCATCCATTGCCACCAGACGCAGAAACGAAATAATAATTTACATTACCAAATACAAAAGTTAAACTATGACGCTTTGAAACATTCGGTAAAATATACGTATATGAACCTCCACCGCCCGTTGCTTCAAGGCTTATCTTAAATTGCAGTGAGTCATTATATGAATTGGTTGAACTATCTTTCCTATATTTAACATCAATAAAGTGACTGCCAGCGCTCATTTGATAAGTAACCGTCTGTACATTTGCTGTATTATGTGTATTCGTTGAACATGATAAATATGCATTAGAATCTGCGCTATATGTTGTACCCAGCGCCGTGTCAATATTTCCAAAGATTCCATAGTCATATCTAGCTTCTGCATAATTTATATAACTAAAAGTAACCACACAATCAGTTTCTAATTCAAAACTAACTCTTGTAACTGAAGCTGAATTGCTATGTCCTTGATTAGTAGATTCATAATATCCATCACTATTTAACTCAAAACCATATGACGCGCCAGAGCGTTCTTGGACTTCATATGTGTTGCTTGGCATGCCACTACCACCAAGTTGATTTGTAATATCAACACCATTATCAAGAGCCAATGTTAATATTGGGTCTTCAGGATAAATTGTAATAGTTTGGTCTGTTCCTTCTACAACACGAGTCGTTCCATTAGCTGGGTCAGTTGTTGCATTGATTGAAGAAATTGTAATAGAATGATATGTTTCAGTTGGGTCTTCGGATGGAATATCTGGTATATCAGGTACATATTCTTGAGTTTCATAATCAAGCTCAAGATAAACTTGAGTTACTCTAATATATCCATTACTTGCATTTTTACCACTACTTTTAGTACCAGTCGTAGTTATTTTAACAGATAAAGTTGGAAATTCATCTCTAGTAATCAATCCATTAATTTCTTCAACTAATGAGGTACTAGTAGAACTAGCTGTAGAATAAGAACTATCCAAGCTTTCGTGAGTAGAGGCATTTGTATCTGAACCACCCGCAGTTGTACCAGCCGCAAAATAACAACGATAAGAACCAGTTTCATCATTTGCACCAATTCTTGCTCTTGAGTAAAGTCGCGCCGCAGTGATTTGAATATAATCTTCTGGCATCTGGCCATCTACTCCAAGAGTAAAAACTGAAGTCACACTTATTGATGAAGTAGAATTTAAAGTTTGATAGATATATGATGAGTCATCATCGTTACTTGTTAACAATGAGTATCCATTAGAACCACTACTTCTATTATGATTAACGGAGATATCTGCATTTGGTATAAAGGTTAAAGTCCCTGTAGCCATGATAAGAAATCCTCCATTAATTGTTCAGTTGGCAGCACTGCGGTATCTATATAACCAGGGTGCTTACCAGAGGTTGGTTCGCCGCAGATTGATGTGATTAAGTCTTCCTTTTCACTCATTGAAAAGTGATAAATGATGAAGAAATAACGCTCTGTTCCAAAGCTGGTCGCGCCTGCAACCTTTTTATTGTCTATTAATATATCATTATCTATAATATCTACGTTATCAAAATATTTTTGTAGAATTTGTTTTGTTTTATTTAATACAAATCCTGCAGATATGTCAATTGTTAAAGGTAAAAGTAATGCCACGCTATAGTCATCTTTTGTAGCAACTATATTACCACCAAATGAATCATATGGATAAATTGGTATATTATGCTGCGCGCAATAATCTTTGTTTAAATACTTCAATGGGTCTTGTCCATGATGTACACACGTCTCATTTGTATAAACAGAGACAACTCCATACTCATAATTTTGAACGAGCCGGCGCAGTGTAGGCATAGCATCTTTAGGGTCTACCGAATAAACCTTACCTTTAAGTGTATGTTGCATTTCATATTCTATTTTTTCATTAAAAAATTCTTCAAGGTCTTTGTAACCCAGAGATAAAATCTGGTCTATAAAAGAAACCTCTTCAGTTATATTATGTTCAACATTATATATATGTTGTCTATTAATTTCAATTCCTTGTTCTACTCTACTCATATGTCTACTCCTGTAAATAAATGTCTCCGTTGTTGCCTAAAGAGGAATCCGGAGCAGATGAACCTGTGTAGTAACTTTGGAATGTTGCTGTTCCATTTATATTAAAAATTGATGCTCCCGCAACGATATTTTGACTAATAAGATTAGCGTCTCCTAAAATGGTTTGAGTACCAGTTAGATAAGTACCAGAAGCAATTGTTTGATTCGTTGTTGTTGGAGTTATTGTTGCGGCCGCCTTGGTCGTAAGTTGTTGCGTTTTAGAGCCACTTACCGTAATTGTACCTGCAGTACCACTACTTACATAACCTGCACTAACTGTAGGCGTTATACTTTGCGATGCACTTGCTGTCGCTGTAATTAAACCACTATCACTAATTGTAATGGTTGGATTTGCGGTTATTGTAGTAGTTGGTGTTGTTGCATGTCCATCATATACAGCGCTAATTTGATAATATACACCTGTTGAATTATATCCAGGTGGTATATTGATATAACGTGTAGTAGTCGCGCGGTTAACAACATCAAGTCTTGTATAGCCACTTGTGTAATTGTTTGATGGCTCTGAAGGCGGCGTCATTGTAGCGACCGATTTGGAAGTGTTTTCTGTATAGTAGCCAGCTGGTGCTGTAACTGTTGGGCCGCTAACCGTAAGAGTTGGATTAACTGCAACATCTGCAGTAAGTGATACTGAACTATTGCCAGCTGTTCCAGAACTTATGTAACCTGCTTTTGTAACTCTTGGAGTTACTGAAATTGTTTTTGTAAGTGTTAATGTGTCTGAGTCTGTACTTACACTCGCGGCCGTGCCACTAATTGATGTTGGTGCGGTGACCGTACCAGATGCAATAGACTTTGAAGCCGTTGTACTATAATATCCAGCTGGTACACTTACTGTTGCACCTGACGCTGTCAAGTCATCACTATCGCGCGCTACTATGTCAGAACCTACGTAGGTTGAAGAAATTGCGTTAACGGTAACAGTACCAAGTCCTGTGTATCCACTATCAGCACTAATTGATTGCTGACTTTCAGTAGGCGTTATAGTTTTATCTTGATTATTAATCGAAGACCCTGATACATCGACCAGGGTCACATCATCTTCCATATATTTACCCGCGGTTTTCAATATACGGGTTTGATTGTTAACAGTAGTCAGAGCACTACCCTTATATGTCACTGTCGTACTCATTTATTCCACCGTCCCATCGTATATTGGTAAAGTTGAAAGAGTTAAATATCCATTTGGATTTGTAGCTCCATTATAAGGTGTATACCCTAATGCGACAGTTACATCACTAGAATTAATCCCAGTAATAAATCCACTCTTCTTATCAACTAAATCAAAAGTCTCTCCATTCGGTAATTTAATCTGACTAATATCAGCCATCTAAATCACCTCCTTATCCTTTTGTTACATTAACGTCCGTAGTATCCTTCAGAACTGTAACTGCATCCTTCGAATTCCACTGTGTATTCGCACCACTCGCGCTACCAGCTACATACTTCGTAGTTGGTGTATATCCCGTAACAGCCGCAACTGTATCGCCAACCGCTACATCCGTAACTACACTCGCGCCACTACCACTCGTTGTAGTCGCACCAGTAGCTACCGTTGTTGCGCTGGCCGCAGCAGTAGGTACAGTAATCTGTGCCGGTGCATTTGCACTATAAGTAGTTTGTGTATTCATCGTAGCTGCGCCAATTGTAAGTACACCATTAGATACACTTACACCCTTAAGCCAATCTGTATTTGTTGTACTAGCCGCACCCGCACCAGTAGCTGTGGTTTGTGAAGTTCTTCCTTGTACTACATTTGGTGTAGTGCTTCCACTTACACCAGTAACTGTTGTAGTAGCGAGCTTTCTTGTAGTCGGTGTAACCGAGCTAGCCACATCTGAAGTAGCAGGTGTACCAAGTGCGGTAATAACTCCAACCCTACCTGTCGCACTTGCATTCTCTGCAGATAACGAAATAGTTGGTTGTGTAATTGTAAAAGTAGCATCAGCACCAATTACACTATCAGTCTGTTTTGTCAGTGATACTGCTGTAACTACATCAGATAGGTCAATTTGTGTATCTCCAATTTTTTCCCAAGTTTTACTACCTGTATTTCCAACTGGTACATATTCATCATATTTATCAGTAGTACCACCAGCTTGTGTGCCAGACTTAACTAAATAAAACGCTCCAGGTGTAGCATTGTTAGCAGTTAATGTACCTGTATAAGTTGTACCATTATATTCAATTTCAACGCCTTCTGGTACGTTTGCCACTACTGGCGCGCTTGTACCATCCCAAGCAACGATGTACGATACACCACCCGCGATAGTATCGCTTAATGCATCAACCACATCTCTAATCTCTCTATCTGCTATATAGTATGTATTACCACTAGGTAAAGTAATTTGCTCTATAACAGGGACATTTACGTCTTGATAAGCCATAGACTTCTCTCCTTTTAATTCCTATTAAAAACTAATGCTCCGTCAATCAACTCGGCATTATCATCAACATTTAATTTATTGTTCCAGAAAAGTTTTTCTTGAAGTGTCACGTGAATATTTGGATTTTCAATATGTGTCATAAGTTTATCACGTAACTCTTCATCAATAAATGGGAGGTCTTGGACGTAAGTCCTTCCATCGCCTATCTTAATCCCAGGTATCTGTACTCTTCTTGACTCTCCATCTATTGTCTTATTCATTATCTTATAATCATTATATATAATAATCTCACCCTCTAAAGGAATAAAACCTCTTGCTTCATTCCAATGTTGGGTAGAGTCTCTTTTCTGTTTTATTCTTGTATTAACTGTACCACTCATATTTCAACCTCTATATATTTTTGGCACTAGTACCACAATCTAAAATCAAATCATCTAACTCAATTATATCGTTTTCAATAACAATTCCATTACCAGCGACGTACTCGGTACCACCACCGCTACCTCCAGAACCGGTTAAATATGGAATCTGCTTCCAATGACGCTTTCCATCACCGATTTTCAACTTATACACATCCGTACTCAGCGCCGGTTCGCCCACACGCAGTACAGGGTTGAGCTCAATCCATTCTCTCTCGGTGGCCCGGCGCAGTTGAATTACGGCTTTAACATGTCTTCTTTTAATCGCCATATCCTTCTACACCTCCGCCATCGTAATATATAATTTCATCATACCATGTGTCTGGTTCTGGAGAATTATTTATATCAGACTTTGTATAAATCGAATTATCCTTATTATCAACTTTTGTTTTAAAAGTCGATTTCGAATCATCTAATTTTGTTTTAATGGCATTACTATCCTTTTCAAGCTTGACTTTAAAATTCGAACTTGTATTAAATTTAACCTTAAAAGTCTGATTAATCTCATTAACTTTCGTTTGTATTCGCCTCATCGCCAATCACCCCATCTTTGAGTACTCCAAAAATGCGTTCAGTTACAGGGTCTGATGCATAAGCTTCTCCATCTACATCCAAAACACGAATTTGAATTACTGCAATATTTTTTCTAGCAGCAGGATAGAAGTGAAATTTAAGTGTATCTTCTTGAGTTAAATGAACTGTTACCTTTGAGCTTGGAGTTGTATCAGTGACCACTTCTTCCGAAGGCTCTACACTTGCATTTTCCTTTTCAAAATTGCTATCTTCAATTTCTACTCCGCGTGCGCCGAGTTCCTTTTCCAGAACGACTTCGTCATTCTGTAAATATGTTATATATAACTTATCAATTTTGTCTAAAGTCATTGGTAAGACAAAACTGTGATATGGAGTCGTTCCTCTTACTATCATAATTTATTCTCCTTTAAAAATTTCTCTATATAATAAGTAACGATTAGAATAAGTAACTACACCTTTTTAAGATATAAGAAAAAGAACGAGCTAATGCCCGTTCTAAATCTTTGAGAGTTACTTACTTGACACAAATTACTCGAACTAACCCATTATCGTCAATAAAACAGTCGGCAATTTCATAATAAGAAAATACATATGACTGTTCGTCTGTGTCTACTGCGAAGATGTCATGCAGTTCATCTTCTACGCAGTCTAAATCATCTGTACGTAAAAGTAAATCCAATACGCATACTATTGCACCATCATTAACATCCATATAATGGTCAAATTCGACTAATATGTACCTCCTATGTAGGGTTGAGCCTAGAGAAGTTATTTGAATTAGTTTATCCCTAGGCTCAAAGAGTTAAGTCTTGTGCCTATCGGTTAACTTGAGTAAGGGAATTTGGCTAGTAAGTTTAACTTTTTATTTTAGAAGGTTGAACTCCCTTACTCATAAGGAAAGTGGGTTTTGGATTAAGAGGTTATAACTTTTTGAGTCAAGAGGTTAAAAATTTTTTGCAATAAAAAAGACTATCATTTGATAGTCTTTAAAATATATTAAATAATGGCAAATGCTACTTCCATTTACCTATAGCATAAATGGTATAGCCTATTTGCACATTTGATAGTGACATACCGACATTATAAATATACACTGTAATCTTAGAGCTTGTAACACTGTATGGCGATATCCCAACAAGTCCTAAGCCCACTCTTCCCTGTCTTGACACAGTAACCCTCGGTTCAGCTATAAAGAAATTGCTTGGAAAATTCACACTTATTTCGCTTGCGTAATATGCACCGCCGTACTGCTGAGTCAAATTGTATGTTCCAGCATTTAAAGCCCAACATTCAGCCGTGCCATCAGACCATTTGCGATAATTCCATATACCACTTACTCCACTTTCTATAACTCGCGGACTTTTTAACATCTTAGCAAGCACTTTTTTTATATCAAGCATCGCCATTATCGTCACCACCTGTATTTACATTAACATGTTTATAGCTTTCTCTCGCTATATACTGTCCGTCCGTAGACATGATAACTGCTCCGTGTCTAAAAAGCTCAGATACGGCTGCATAATGAAGTATATAGTGGTACTTTGACATCGCTTCATCAAGCGAGGTCGCTGTGTAGCTTATGGTATTTGGTGTACCACCTTCCGTCTGTTCTTGAATTTCTATAATTATATACATATATACCTCCCTACTCTAATAAGCTACTCCAACCTAAGTTATTTAGAGCATTACGTATCTCATAGTCCGTTGTTCCAATACTTGCACTCATATCAACGGCAATATGAATCGTCTTTGCAAAATACGCACCGTTCCCGTCATTTGGTGCTGGCATGAAGAACCCAACAGCAGATGCATCAGCGTTGTAGTCCAACGGGAAAAATGCCATTGGTAATGCTCCGTTTACAGTTGTTGTGTTATTTGTTGAAATCTCTTGACTATCTGTTATAGATACTGTAGCATTGTATGCCGTATCAACATCATAAGAGCCAACTCCAACTACTTTTGAACCATGACCAGATGCTCCTGTTAACGTTAATGTTGCATTTTGTGTTCCAACTGTAATTGTGCAAGTTTCAACACTATTGTTTGCATATGGAGTGGTATTTCCTCCATAATATCTCGACTCCGTACTTCGGAATACAGCCCAGTCAAAAGACACCAAAGCGTAAGTTCCTTCGTCGTCTAATGTTCCATTCTGCACACACCTTTCAACGTGTAAGTTCTGTATAGTCGGCTTCTGATATGTAAGCTCCCAAACTGCATAGAGTGAAAGCCTGTCATTACCTGTATAAGATGCTCCAGCGGCATAATCTACAGTTCCAGCAGACGCGTGTTCCACAGACGTTGCCCAACCCTTAAATGTATAACCACTTTTTAAAGGCTGTGATGTCGATAGAGTCAGTGTCTCTCCATACCATTTTGTTTGACTAGCTGGAGGATTTATACCACCGTTAGCATCGTATGTAACCACATAAGAAGGTTTAGCTGGGATAGTTATATATAGAGTATCACCAATACGATTTAAATTTTGATGGTTTAGGTTACCCGCTCCTGAACCAGACCTATATTGGAGATAAGCTGACCCATGAATATTTACCAAAACTGGAATACTTTGAGACGAGTGTGTTTTTGTTATAGTAGCAGTTTTGGAAGCCGTCGATAAAGTGATTGTACTCGACGTCGATTCATAGTCAATCTTTTTGAGTTGTGCTGTCGTATCATTATTTAAACGCCAATACCCTATCGAATCTGCGTGAGTTGTACCGAAAGGACCTTCTAGAATTAATAATACGCTATACCAATTTGCATAAAAAGCATTTTCTTCACCAACACGTCCTTTTACCGAAGCCGTTATAGTAGCCGAGCCTGGCGAATCAGAAACAGTATACTCAACATAAATATGTGCATACATTCTAGCGGTTTTTGAGTTAACCGTTTTAGTTACTTCAGCACTTCTAAATATTAAATCAGCCATTCAATCACCTCCTTATACTAACTTTAATGTAAAGTGCCCGTTCTGTCTCTGGTAAAAAATAAAATTACCAAAGGATAAACTATTCTCCACATATAATTCCTGTCCATTGATATACGCCGCTTTATTTTGCCCTTCATAGAATCCTATTTCATTATTGTTATTATCTCCACCAATTAAAATATGAAATCCATTGGGACTACCAATCTGTGCTGCAGCACCATAGCTGGCAATCATTGTATTGCCATTCCATATAGATATTCCAGTAGAATTAACCTGCACTTGTGACGGCGAACCATCTGTAATAGATATTCCATTTGCATCCATTTTTATATGAGAAGCAAGATAATCTTCAATGCTTTCATTCAAATCTATTTCATAATATCCACTTGTCGATGGATTACCGGTAGGATTCGACACTTTGGTTGCAGAGAGTTTGTAATATGTCTTTCCACTTACAACAACGTTATCCGATGTAATTGTATATACACCATTAGAAAGTTCATAATATAAACCTTTATGCGGATTCCCTGTAGGGTTTGCGACAGCAGTTGCTGAGACGGTATAATATGTTTTTGCTTCGTTTACCTCAGTGTCAGAAGACTTTCTACAAATTCCATGAGAAGTCGTCCAACTAGAGGTGCCAACAAGAGACTCAATATTTGTTATACTGTCTTTTGCTTCATTCGCAGTAGCCTGTGCCATACTTGCATTTTCTTTTGCCAAATTAGCATCACCAGCTGCACTATTGGCTGTGCTCTGAGCATCAGCTATATCACTATCTACGTCCTCTGGTGCTGGTGTCCAATCGGTGGCCTTATTGCCACGTTCTAATTTAGCATGAGCAATATGGCATGTTACGCCACCTGTTTGCCCAGTAAAGCAAAGAGCAACTAAGAATTCCCAGTCAAGTTGTGCATTGCTTGCTGGTTGGAATGTATAGGAATAATCAAACCATGTATTTGCAACAGTAGTTTTGCTTCCTCCGCTAGTCCATCCTGTATACGTAGCGGTTGCCGACCCATTTCTCCAAGCAGTATGGGTATGTACTGTTGCGGCAACATTTGTCTTTGCTCTGCATGAAAAAGTATAAGTTTCGCCAGCAATAATGCTTGCTGGTTTAGTGTACCAACTGACTCCTCGATTTCCAGTGGCAGTTGAAGTAATAACAATCGAATTAGAATACCCATCATAATCTTCGAGAGAAAATTCAGAATCTGGCGAATTGTATCTTCCTATACTTCTAAAGGTCATTTCCGCAGCAGAATTACTGCCAGTAGGCGTTGTTGGATTTTCAGTGTTTCCAAGTAGATTTTTTCCACCAACCTTAATCGCACTATTACTAATTAATCCATTCGTATCACTAATTGTAGCTCCCGAATTAACCGTTAATTTCGAAACAGTAACATCTCCTGCAACTTTCGCACCAGTAGCATAAAGCACTCCACTTGTAGTAACTCCAAAACCAGTTCCTGCACTTAACATCCACGTATTAGTTCCAGTACTACCAGCAATTGAATTACTTGAATTTGTACCAGTTGACATAACCAATGTTGTACCAGAAGCTCCTGGTGTGGCATTATTTTTATATAAAGATGTGGTATTAAAAGTCCAACCAGCAATTGAACCACTTTTTGCAGTTAAATATCCAGTAGGTGAAACAGAAAAAATTCCTTTACCTAAACCAATACCAGTTGTACCTAAGAAAATACCATCATTAGTTGTTTCATTATATGAGGTTTTCTTATCTCTTAAAGAAGTATCTAAAGTAAAATTACCAATTTTTCCACTTTGAGAAACAATAACGCCATTAAAATATCCGTTATCTGTATAAATTCCCCAACCAGTTGGGGTTTCTCCATTTACTGCATTTAATGCACCCAAGCCTCCTAAATATCCAATACGTACATTAGGTATTGTAACACCAGAGCTATTTTTTACATTAACGCCACCATATATATCTATATATGTTGATTTATCAACTCCATAAGAAGTCATCATGATACCAACTGGTTTTATTGAAGCTTTAGGACCAATTTCAAACATTGAAATTTTTATTTCATAACTTTTTAGATTTGAAGTTCCTAATTCGCCAAGAATAGTCTCTAAAGCAGGAGAACTAATTTCTCCTACTGTAAAACCACTAGCAGATAATGCACCAGTTAAATACCCAGTTAAAGTACCTAATGGATAATCTACACCAGTTGTACCAGAACGTATATTACCAGTTACCATTACATGAGAACCAACTGCCCAACTAGCAGTAGAAGTCGCTGTCCCATTATAAATTTTAACTGCATCAGTAGCAAAGGTCCCACCACTTACTTGAAAAGTTCTTGCATTAGCTGAACCACCAATTGTAATAGACATTGGAGTATTATTAGCTGCAATAACTGTACTAACAGTTGGACTAATATAAAAACTGCCACCCACATTAGAAATATTAGCATTTGTCCAAGATTTTGTATGCATTTCTCCTTGAACATCTAATAATCCCACAACCTTTGCATTGGTGGCTGTTAAATTCGTAATAGAAGCTTCTGTTGCCTCTAAATTGGTAGCAACTAGCTTATTAAAAATTCCTTCCTCAGCGCTAATTTTACTAGCACTTAAAGAATCAAATTGTGCGCCATTAATAAATCTACTATTTCCATGCACAATTAAATCTTTTAAAACTGCCATTACTCCTTTCTCTCCCACAGACGAAACTCTCTTCGCCCAATTCTATAATATGGTTCCTCAGCTACTCCTAACTTCCATTGAATCCAATCTAATAGTAGTAGCCCAAAAACCGAAATTATAATCCAAATTCCAAAAAATATAATGTTAACTTGGTCACCAAGCACATGGATTGTACCCCACATGCCTCGATAGTCCCAGATTGTAAAGTCTCCATTGAATATGATTCCGAAGAAAAATTCAAATGTTGAACACATAAGTGCGCTCACAAACACTTGAATTCGGAAATCTGTATCAAATTCTAACCAATTATTATTAATGTTTGCCATCACTAATCCGCACAGGCCGGCGCATAAGAACATCGTCCAATGTGAGTACCCGCGCCAAAGTAATTCAAGCATTATATATATTAAACCGCTTGTGACAAAAATCACAAAATACGGTATTAGTTTCTTTCCCATTTATAAGTCCTCCGTAGAAGGCGGCCGAGCCATTGAACGACTGGCCGCAATATACGTCTAATATTTCTCACTTACAAGAGTTATAAGTGTCTTTAATATAAGTAATAGAACTTTCTTCTGCCAAGAACCAACTTTTGAATCGGTATCTTTATAAGCATCAATAAGTTCTTTCTCAATTGCTCTATAGTCAATTCCATTGTCCATTACTCGTTTCCTCCTTCAGTTGACTCGGCGCCCTCAGCGTTTTCCTCAACGATTGGTTCTACATCTCCGAAGTATTGTGCTTGAAGTTGTGAAGCTAACTCCATAGCAGGTCCCATAATTGCTTCTGCGCGCTCTGCCCATTCAGTTGGGAGTGGGGTGTTGAAATCAATAGCCATTGCTTCTTCTTTTGTAGTACAAGAACGAACCCAGTTAAGTCTCATGTTGACTTCGGTTTGGATACGTGTACTGAAGAATTGAAGTGTGAAGTAGACCGCGAGAATATCGCGGGCATTGTAGAGTTCACAAGGTTCTGCGTGACCATGGTATGGAATGGAGATTGAAAGGTCTCCGAGTGCTTGGATTATGAAGATTGCGTTGAGCAGGTTAGATTGGTCTTCCATGTCATAGGTGAAGTTCTTTTTAACACCGTTGAGAAGAGTTACTTCTGTACCTGCAAAAATTAACTGCTCACCCATTTCAGAAAATTTCTGAACCTTCCAAGCCTTATATTCATCAAGAGTCATACCTTCGACGTCAATTACTTTGTTGACCTGTTCGTCAAGACGCTGAACTTGAGCAACAAGGTCGACTTTTGTAAGCGTAACTACAAGTTCGTTGGCAAATCCATTGAGTTGAGCTGAATAATTGCGGCCGAGATATGAGATTGATGAATAGCTGTCATATTCGGTAAAGCGCGCGACTTCGTTGTCGTTCTCGTCGATAATTGAGATAAGCTGAACTGATTCGAGAACTCCGCGGATATATGCAAGGTCGTCTGTTGCAAAATGAAGCTCCGGATTGCCGCGGAAGGAATTGGCATCCCAATTAAAAAGTTGGATACGCTCAGTTGAATTAATTATTGCAAAATATTGTGCCATTAATTTTCTCCTTTAGATTTCATAGAAGCAGTTGGATGTTATCTCTCCATCGTGATGAAATGCCGCATCCTGCTTCGATAATGTTTCCCAAAAACTTCCGGCCTCTATTACGCCGATTTTCTTTATATCTATTTGTGAAGCGGTTGTAAGGTCATACATACGGACGTTTTTTATATATAAATCAGTGCCAAGTGTACCCGTATTTTGGTAAGTAAAACCAAACTTAAAATCTCTATAAGATGGATATACTGTTCCTTCTACAAAAGAGGCGTAAGAACTAGTGCAAGTTTTATAAATCTCATCATTAATTGTCCAAGCGTAACTAAATAAAAACCATTCGTCAGAATTATATTCTGCGGGTAAATTTTTTATTACAACGTCGGATGGAGTTGGGTCTAAACCATGCCCACCCCATCCAGCATTGTTTGTCCAGTATGTATCACTTGGTACTTGGGAAGTCTTCCCTTTTACTTCGAAATTAATTATATATCTATGATTTTTTGTGAATGGCGGTTTATAGAATCTCATAACGAATCCGCCCCACATTGTACGCGTTGAGCTATCGCTACTTGAATATGTTATATTCGGTGGTCGATAGATTCTATATCCATCATCGGTTAAACCAACTTGACAATTTGATTGCGTATAAGAAGAAAGTGGATTAGCCATCTTCTTATTAATTATATTCATATTTACTTCATAGGCTAAATTCTCACTCATTGGCTAGACCTCCGAATGTACTGCGCCATAGACATTGCCGGAACTGTCGATATAGGCGGAGTTTTGATAGAGGGATTTGACATCATCGGCGGATAGGGCGGTTGCATAGATACGAGCATCGCACATATATCCCCTATAATTCTGAGTAGCCGTATCACGCCAACTTCCTAAAAAATAATTTCCACTAACTAAAGCCTTATATGTACCAGTGAGTTTTAATTCTCCATTTAAATAAAATAATGCATTTGCTCCGTTTGATACCATAGTTAACATATTCCATTTATCTAATTCAAATTCAAACATACCGCTACCCCAACTATATGCTCTAATTTTATTATCATGCACATTATTAGCCGAGCAGGTTTCAATTTCAAAACCACTAGGTCCGCCTAAAATAGTCTCCCACGCTTTAGAGCCTGGTTCAGATGCCAATCGTTTAAACCAAATATTAAAAGTAAATATACTATCTGGAATTAAGGTTGATAAATTTGGTAATTGAATTGTTTGATTAACTCCATCTACATGAGTGGATATTGCATATTTAGCAGTATCAGAAGAATATGTGGGTAAATTATTTTTTATGCCATTATTACAATAGCCAGAACAATCATATTCGGTTGTTCCATTGAGGCCCATTGTAGTATATAAAGGGTCTAATATATTAGGACACCATGGAGTTACTTTCTCTCCCTTTTCTAATTTAAAATTAGAAACAGTAATTGCCCCTTGTCCAGACGCAATAATTCTTGAGCTATCGTCTAAGAAATTAACATACACCGTTTCGCCATTTGCTCCAGTTGCTGCTGTTTGTGTACCCGTCCAATTCATAGTAAAAGTTAAGCTATTTAAGCCATTATGGTCTAAATTTAAAACCCCCATAGCAGTATTGTTTTGAGCAAACATAGGAAAACGATAAGCAGAACCATTCAATAAACCATCTACTTGACAACTAATAGTATAGGTTTGACCAGATACTAATTGTTCACTCATAAAAAGTCTAAAATACGTATCTGCGTTTTCGGTAGCAGGAATTGTTATTTTATAATCTCCAAGCCAAGTTGTACGACCACCAGCCGCTGTTGAAGTTGGTCCCCCTCCGCCAGGCACTACATAACGAGAAAGTAAATTCTCTTGTCCCCAACCCTGTCTATTGAGAGGATAATGTAATACTAACCCTTTTGAAATTTGTTTAACTTCCATTGGAGAAAGACAGTGGTCGTAAATACGGACATCATTTAAATATCCAGTTAATGGCTCAGCACCATTTGAAGCTGCACCAATACCTAAATGTTGAGAAGAATTTAATACCGGTACAATAGTTGTAGTATATGTTTTATGTAATTCTCCATTTAAATACATTTTCATTGTACCATTATTATAAGTACAAACAATATGATTCCATGTATCCAGAGAAAAACTATTAGCAGTAAAATTATAATTTACATTATTAGAACCATCAGATACACTAAACATAGGATAACCATTAGATGTTCTACGTAATAATCCAATTCTAATATTGTTCCAACCAGAACTAGTGCCAATACATATCATTTGTGAATTACCAGAAGCAACCGGAGAAGGTTCCTTATACCAGCAACAAAGAGAAAATTCAGAAGTATTAAAATTAGTCCAATTAATAGAAGTTTCTTTTAAATAACCGGAAGCATTAAACTGATAACATCCACCCAACTTCCCCGCTGAATTAAAAGTTGCTCCATTGTTCGTAACCGTTACATCCGACAATCCTTGATTCCTCAAGTCCTTCGTTAAAGGTAACCAAACCCTTAAACTCATTTCCTCCTTTCCCTCCATATATCTACAAGTCCTACGTACTCAGCGCCGAGTCTATAGAACATATTACTCAACAAAATAATTTTTCCACTATTTAAATTATAGCATAATTCTATATATAAGTCAAATTCCCTATCAACGTCTCAACAAAATAAAAAGAGCCGATTAAATCGACTCTTTAAGTTTCATTTATGCAAAAGTAAATACAAGTGCATCGAGAGTTGAATTATAATTTATTTCACAACCAACACCATTCTTAGTTGCTACATATTTTGTACCGAGTATATTATTAAAAGATTTTGTACCTGTTATAGTTTCATTATCACCAGCAATTGTGACATAAGTTTTACTATTACTAATTTTCCCACTGATATAATTCCATAAAGTAGAAAACTGAGCCTTTCCATAAGTGGCTGAACCGCCTGTGTCTTGTCTAATAAAATAAGTCGAATCAGTTGGATTCGCTGTCCAAGTTGGAAGTCCATTCAATAAAGCATCAATTGCTTTTGCTGCGGTTGTCTGTCCAGTACCACCATGTGTAATTGGAATTGCCGAACCATTCCAAGTACCAGTAGTAATTGTGCCAACTGTCGTAATCTTATTCGTACCCGTCCAAGTTGAAAGTGCTGTATTCTCTACATTACCTAAACCAACATTAGCTTTTGTAACTGCCGCCCAAGTAGCATCTCCACGAAGGAATTTTCCAGTATCATTTGGCGCCTTAGCGACATAACCTGCTTGAGAAGTTGAAAGAGCGTTCCAAGTATCAGTGAACTTTGCGTTAGAAGGAACATCAGAATTTATGGTGTGACCGTTGACGGATATGGCATCAAGCGATACGTTTCTAACCTTGCCATTGATGAACTTGTATACCGGATGAAAGACATCAAGGTTATATTGATACCAACTGTATACCGTACCGAGATACACGTAGTATTTGCCATCCGCTGTTGTAGGAAGTGACTGCGCCCACCAAGTATCATCGAGATAAAACAAACCATCACTTCCAATAGTGCCGACCAAATATATCGCATTGCCATTGTTCAGTTTTAATGCTGTTGTATTCTCAATATTGAAATGATACCGAGCGTCACACACATTGCAGGAGTACATTGTCCACGTCGAATCTATCGCACCCTCCGCTACTGTTGAAGATGATGGTCTATAAAATATTGAATCAAGGAGAAATCCCGTTGTGTTTTTCGCCTTAGTTTTTGCAGTTGTGGACGTAGTTGTAATGCTTTCCCATCTACCATCAGATGCTTGCATAACAAGTGCATATGGTAGAAGTCCACTCGTTCCCGCTGTATAGCGACCATAATCAGATTTAACACGCCAATCAGCATCCGTATTGTAAATCATTTGTACAATCCAATATGTACCATCATAGGTAAATTGGTATACTTGATTTAATTTAATATAGCCAGCCCCAGGTATATTACTATATGAACCATTATAAATATATCTAATAGGTTTAGCGCCCGTTCCATTTACGTTTAATTGTAAATTGGCAACCGCCGCGGAATTGGTAACAGTAAAATATACATTAATAACCGCACCAGGTTGTAAATCATTCGAAGTGAAACCAGTACAAGTTACTTCTTTCTCCGCAGTCGCCGCCTCTGTATCACAAGTACCATAGAATAAGTAAGAATTACCTCTGACTGCACCTAAATTCGCAGGGGTTAAATTCACTTGTCCAGTTCTGTAACTAGACTCTGAATTACCCTTAACTCCCGTAACACCAGTATTGGAAAAAGTGGTTCCAGTTAATGATAATCCAGTGCCCGCACTATATGTCGTATTCTCCCAAGGAACATTAACATACATCTTCTCGCTCGATAACTGTACTGGATAGTTCTTTCCATTAGCAGTATATCCAATTTGTACACCGCCTCGTGTTCCACTCGCTGCAAGCGGTAAACTATAGGTACCCCCAGGCACAACCCAAGTACCATCAGCTCTCAAAAACTTTGTATTATATCCATCTTTCGGTGGTGCGCTAACATATCCCGCCGTACCATTCGCACTTGACGTTGCACCAACCATTGCAATCCAAGTATCAGTAAATTTTGCATCACTTGGAACAGTCTTATTTAATGAATAAGTAGTAGCAACTGGTAATCCAGTATTAGCATCAAAATAAACTGGCTGAGTTAAACTACCAACATTTGCGCTTAAATTTAATTTATCAGCACTTGCAGCAGAATCAGAAGTTGTGGCGGTAATTTTAATAGAAATAGGGTCTGGCTGAGAGCCGTCTGCTAATGTAAGTTGCAACTTACCATCAGTAGTTGAATTAATTCCTGTAATTGCGTTTGTACCAGCCACACTAACTGATTGATTCGCTGTAGAACCATCATAACTTGTATTGGTTGAAGAAGAGGTTCCATTATAAACCTTAATTGAAAGTGCGTTTGGATTTTTTAAGCTCGTTGGATGCGCGCTACCAGTAATAACAATATTACCACTAGTATCACTAGTAACACTAACTGTTCCACTACCACTAATCTTATGTGAATCTCTTTTAGTAGAATCATCATATAAATGTAAATATACATTTCCATTTGTTAAAGCGGTAGTAGTGTTTTGATTAGTAGTTGTATTATTATTTACATATAGATGTGTAGTATAATGCGTATTCGTATCTTGAGTAGGAGGCGTATACCCTAAAGCAGTCGTAATATCACTTTTATTTAGCGCTGCAAATATATTACTTAACTTTCTTCTATGATATGTAGTAGTAGTTGTACCACCACCAGCATATTGTGCAACTATATAATCATCTCTATTTGCTGGACTAGTCCCTTCACCCAATCCATTAATTGCAGTTGATAAATTCAAACCAATAGTAATAGTTCCACTTGTGGTAATTGGGCTACCAGAAATTGTAATTCCTCCACTACCACTTGCAGCCGCTGAAGTAACCGTACCCGTATTACTTGTTTTTGAATTCCAATTACTAATATCATCACTGGTAATCCCATGCGCCGCGCTTGCAACAAATATTGGGTCAGTCTCAGTATATGAAGTTAAGAAAGTCGTACCCTTCGTTACCGTTAACTTTCCATTCGAAGCAGTAATAGCAGTCACCGCATTTCCATTACCAGAAGTCGTAACAGTAGTAACCGTATCAGTAAACTTTGGATTCGCACCAACTTCAACTCCATTAATTGTATTGGCTTGTAAATTATTCGTAAACGAAGCCGCACCATTAACAACTAAATCTCCAACTGTCAATTCATCAGCCGAAACAGACGAGCCGAACGTTACTGCACCAGTTACATTACCACCGCTTAATTTCAAATAAGTTGTACTAATTTTATTCCCATCTCCATCCGCAGTGGCACGCGAAGCTGTACCAGAAAGGTTTCCCTCAAAAGTCGTCGCATGTAGCGTGCCAGCGGTCGTTGTAAGATAGACATTTGAATCGAAATTTAATGTGCCTGTTGACGTGCCAGCCGTTGAAGTACCTGCAAGAAAAATTTTTGTCGTATTTGCTTGTGAGGTTTGAACTTTATTATCTACATATGAAGTTATATATCCTTTTCCCTCAACAAAAGCCGCAACCGCTTGTGATGTTGGAAGATTTGTAGAGGTTGACGCTGCGCTAATCGACGTATCTACGCCTTTCGCACCCGCAGCATTGAGCGTATAGGTTGTCTTAGTTGGTACACCATTACTATTAAAATAAATCGGTTGAGTCGCACTACCATATCCTTGCGTCAATCGTTCAGCAACTGTACCCGCGCCGCCACCAATTGGAGTTGTAGAATCGCCTATATAGAAACCAGGCGCATGAACATTACCGGAACCATCTATATAAAATTGATAATCCCATTGTGATGTTGTATATGTATCATCAATATCATATAAAAGTCTCTGTAATATTCCGCTACTATCAGTAGTATCCTTCGAACTTCTAATATATACGAACTTATCTGTTTTAGAAGTTGGTGCGTGTATACCGAAGTCCCAATATTTTGAGTCAATTGTTGGATAGTTTAAAGTTGTATCACCGCTACTGTACCAACCTGTATGTAAACGATTAGTTGCAAGACGCCAAGTAGATGAATCTCCTAATTGAATAAAAGACCCACCATGACCAACCATAGTAGCATTAGTAGTCAAATTATAATCAGTATATTGACCAATTTCCCAATAGTTAGTAGAGTCAGCACCAATTTTTCCTTCGGTTGCTTCTACAGTACCGTGGATATATGCGCCTGCAGGCAAACCCGGCTCTAATCCTTGGGACACCCTAAAATAAGTTGTAATTATATCACCATTAGTAAGGTCAATTTTGCTACCAGTAGATGCAAACTTAGAATCATTTCCACGAACGTAATTTCCACTTTGAAGCGTTCCATTCGCACCAATTATTAATTGGGCATTACCAGTTGAAGGATTATTAAATGTTAAAGCATCCCCAGTCCATGAAGATAAAGTAGTAATGCCATTTCGTAAGAAAATACCATTAGCTTGAACTAAACTACTAAAACCTCCGTTCGCTGGATTGTTTTTATAGGTTGTTCCAGGTATATTAGTTACATAAGAACCTGCTGGTACATTAGTTGCGGCTGTTTTTTGTCTCCAAAAATATTGATTTAAGTCACTAATAACAGAATTTGCACCTTCGGCAATTGTTTTAGCTTCACCGGCAGTTTCTTTTGCTTGATTTGCTATATTGTTGGCGGTTTGAGCAAGTGAATTCGCCGCGGCCGCAGTACTTGTAGCACTTGTGATACCATTATCCTTATATTTTGTTGTACTTGTTTCGGTTGGGTTAGAATAAGTAATATCGGTTTTAACCCAATAATTCGGTTTAGTGCTATCATAAGCTGGTACAGTAGATTGCCAACCACTATAATTATCTGCTGGGGTTCCATCTCCATAATTACAATATGTAGTTACAATCGAACTCACACTGCGGCCGGCCGCTCCTGTAGAACCAGTTGAACCAGTTAAACAAACTGGTTCTCCATAACTATCTGGACTAAGAGCAACTCCGCTCATTTTAGTTACAGTACGTTGCCATATATATTTGCCTTGTTGCCAAGTCGGAATGTCTGTATCCCAACCAGAAGTAGGCGCAGTCTGATTTGATGTAGACTGCGCATACTCCATATATATTTTTTCTATATCATTTGTATCGGTAATTGTTATTGTTCCATATGAAACTTGAGCCATAACATTACCTCCTAGTTAACTTCAACTTTTACATCAGCCGTAATTTTTGAATTAATTAAACTTCCATCTATATATACACATTTACCAGTAGTAGCTGGTTTTCTTTTACTACTATCAAGTACATTATCATCCGGCCCGCGATATGTCCAAGTATAAGTACAAGTAATTGTTGCTGGCGCCCAAGAAGAACCTGTCTTTTTATATAAAACTGCATTACCGCGCGCAGCTACTGTATCATCAGTACTAGTTGTGCTTGTTGGCTTAGTACATACAATACAATAGGTCGCATTACTATCAGCTTCTGATGTGGCAGTAACAGCCTCTACATTTAAAGGAATTTCATCAAGTTCTTCTCCATCTCTAGTAACTCTTACATACATCGCGCCGAAACCTTGGCCATTTTTAATTTGAGTACCAATAGTTGAATGAACGCTTACTTGAATAGGGTCAAATTTATCTATAAATGAAACGTAGGAGCGATAAGTATTAGTTCCACCAGACGGATAAGTTACTATAACTCTAAATGAGCCAAACCCATCAACTGCATTTGCATTAACAGTTAATGTCTTTCCACTTGCGCTTGCGCCAGTTTTTAACTCTCCATATCCATCGGTACCAGGATTAGCACCACCATATTGTTGCCAAGTATAAGTTGCATCACTTTCGGTAATTGGAGTATTACCATCTAATACATTAGCAACTGCAGTTAATTGTCCTTGGCTATTCTCCCAAACTGTACCTTGTGGAGTCTCAATTAATACCATAACAGCTTCTTGAGCTGCTGAATTACGTGCCCAACTAAATAATTTAGAAATTTCTGTAGCTGTAGTATCATTTACTAAATTACCACTCGCGTCATAATGCTGTCCAGTAACTTGGAAATTTAATTGAGCGCTGCCTTTAGTGGCTAAAGTTGAACCCGCTGGAATTACATAAGTAATTGTATTTCCACTTACAGATTTACTGATAGACTTACCACTTGGGACAGTAAAACCACTGATATTTGGAACTGTAATAGTGGTTGGTCTAGTTGTTGTACCTTGATAACCAGTGAAGTGAATTGTAATAGTGTAATCACTAGCTAATTTATTATTAGCAAGGCAAGGAATACTTTCTGCCTCATTATCAATTACTACATTAATCGCGCCAAGGCCTTGTTTACCATCAGCTCCTTTAGTACCATCTTTAGTAACAGTAACCGATTGAGAAGCTAGTTGTTTTGTAAAACCACTATCTTCATATAATACTGCACGGAAGACTTGAACACTTGCTCCAGAGAAGGTATAAGTAAGAGTACCCCTAGCAGTTGTATTATTATCACTTACAACGCTATTATCAGCAAACACTCTAATAAAACCATTATTCCATGTAGTAGTCGTATTGCCGGTTGTTTGTTTAGCTGTAAAGGTTACTTGCGTTGGGCTATAAGTACCAGCTTCATTTTTATTAACAGCTACTATATCAGCAATAATATCATAAATAACTGGGTCTTCTCCATCTTTACCAGCCTTAACCTTTACTAATGAAAATTGTTTTTCAATATGCTGACTACTATCTGTTTTATTGGTACAACTAAAAGTAATATTACCAGTATCGACTGCCGCGGTCATATCTGTTACTTTTACATAAGTATAGTCAGTACCAGTAATTCCTTCTGCAAACCAATCTTCTCCATTTTTAGATTTCTGATAAGATAATCCAGCTGTTTTAGAAATCTCTATATCCCAATTATTTGTATCTACATTACCATTTTTATCATAAATAGTAATTTTAGTTATTGTTGCATCACCAAAAGCTCCTGCAGTTGGATTACCATTTTTATCAGCAGGTATCATTTGGTCATCATTAGTAAGAGTAGCAGTAGCTATCATACCACCATCTCTTAATTTAGTAATAGTAAATATATCCGAAACTTCGTTTCCATCAATATCTACAGCTTCAAATTTAACTGTTAAACTATCACCAGTAAAAATACTAGCGCCACCAACTTGCTGATTTTCAAAAACTTTTAATGTTGATGGACTACCAGAAGTAATATTTTGTTCTCCTCCTGGTCCAGTAGTTGGATAAGCGGCCCAAGTAGAACCAGTTTTATACTTCCAACCAACTGTAGTAACATTACTATAAGTAGCTGTTAAAAGAATTGGCGATGCACCGGCCTGTTTTAAATTACCTGTAGCATCATAAGCAAAGATATTATTACCACTAATTTTAACTGTTTTTGCTGAACTACCACGACTAATTAAAGAAAAATCAATGCGGCCAGTTGCCTCTAATTCTTCCGAGCCAAAATCCGGTGGAGAGAAATAAGCAGTAACTTCATAAGTAACTATTGGACTTCCAACAGTTAAAATATTTGCACTAACGGTTAAACTTTCTTTTCTTGTTGTGTTTGCAACCACCTCATTAGAAGTAAATTGCGCTTCTACTCCATTCACATATTTTTTCCAAGTATACCTTGATGCGGCTGTCTTATTTGTACCCGCATAAAATGCAACTGGAGTTATTACTAATGGATTATTATTTTCGGCCCAGTTAGGTGAGTAAGCAGTAGCACTACTCTCATCTGGATTATAAATTTGAGTTTGTGCCTTATTCGCCTGTGGATAAACCGAAAATTCACCCACGTCGGTTATATCAACAATTGTTATAGAGCCATAACTAGTTGTTGCCATTGTCCTTTTTCCTCCTAAAACTCTACTTCACATTTAAAAATTGCTTTAGATGCAACATCTTCTGGGCCTATTGTTATACTTTGACCACCAGGCAGCCTTGCCCATGTCTCATCTTTTATTCCATCTTTATCATATTTTACCCAAGTAAATTTTGTAACTTGGTCGGTTATTTCATGTTCTGGGTCCATTCCACTGCCTTGATAAACATGACAAGTTAATGTTGCTCGTACATCTTGACGTACAAACATATTACCAGTTGAAGAATCAATTATTACAGTAATTGCGTCTTCTCCAGGGGTAACTGGAATAGGTTCTCCTTCATCATCATAACCTTCATAAATCGTATCTGCATTTATTATTAATCTATATTCGTTAGCTGTCTTATCATAATAATAAGTAATAAAGTTTTTTCTATCTCCTATATACATATTGTTAGTATAAATACCTTGTGTACCTATCATATTATTATATATAGAAGAATTGACATCAATATTACTTTCCGTTGGGTCAGGTAATGTACCCAAAATACCTCTAAATTGATAAGAAACTTTTAGGTCCTGGTTTGGATGAATTACTGTTTCGAACAAGCTAATCGCGCGCGGAGGTAAATTTATAAATCCATCTGAACTATTTATTCCAATACCATAATTATTATTACCAGGTATATCAATTGTAGAGGTTTCTCCGTCAGATTCAACCTGTTTTGTTGCATGACTTCCTAAATCAATTACAGAGCCACCAATCAAATCTTCAGTTGAAAGTCCTTGTTCTGTTAATAATGCGGCCGCGCCATCCAAGGTAAGATGAGTTCCATTAGCTGACTTAACTTTATAAACATAAGTTAAACCAAACCCATTTAATTCATCTGGTGTAACTTCATCTTCTGTAGTCGCACTACTGAAGTTACTAATTTTTAACCAATCGCCTACTTTAAATAAACCACCTTTCTCAACAACTAAATCTAAATCAGTTCCATTAACTGAAGCTCTTCTAATTGCACTAGATGGTCTAAATAGGAACGCACCACCAACTGCTTGAATTTCTTCATATTCAAATACGCTCGTTTTAATTGAACCTCTAACAATTACATTATTAAAGGTCGCACTTCCATCGGTATCAGATATAATAAATGGAGGTACTGTAATATTAGGGTCAACTGGAGTTTTTCCTAATTCATTTGGATAAGTAGAATAGATACCCTTGTTCGGTTCAAAGATTATATATTTCATCTTTAACCGCTGATTATCTACTTCCATTCCACCGATATGACCAGAATTCGCAGTAATTTTACCAGTAATTTCTAAATTACCATCATCGCCAGTTCGTAAAACCGTATCACCGGCATTATTTTTGATTCTAATTCCATAAAGCTTTGGCGCGCCAACACCTTCATTCGGATTCGTAGTTATTTGCCCATTTGCATCTAACCATTCAAGCGCACCTATCTTAATCTTCTCATTGCCGCCACTCTGTAAAACTTGAAAGTCATTATCAGAAGTAATACTAACCTGGCCGCCACCTTCATATGAATTCTTAATAAAGAATCCATCCCAGGTAACCGCAAAGTGTGCTTTTTCCTTTACATCCTCAAGTGATTGCGCTTTAAAAGCACCATTATCTTTTATACCATATAATCCGTATTGGTCATAACGTACAAAAGTCTGTAAATCATAGACACCAGTTTCTTCATTAGATTTATAAGCACTAATACCAGCTTTATCCCAACGGAAACTTGGATTATCATCACTACCAATTACTACTTGATTGGTATTTAAAGTTCCCGTATATACGGCTCCAATATTAATTCCTTCTCCATCAATTGCAGTCTGCCAATTTTGGCCGCCATCTGAAGAAACTCTAATTCCTTCACTGTTAATTATAACACGATTTGCCGGGTTGTTCAAATTTTGAATTAAGATAACATCATCTTGGATTTGAACAGAGCCATTGCTTGTAAGCGCAATCTCTTTACCACTAATTTGATTAAGTGATTGAAGCAATACGTTCTGATTAATTGTTCCATTTGCATCAAGTAAGCTGCTAATTTTCGCATAAGTAGCTTCATTATATTGAACCGTTTGGACCGTCGCGCTAATACGTTGGAATAAATCTTCAAATCGTGTTTTATAATTTTGAACTGTAATTACATTTTGGTCCGGAGAGTCTAAATGCCACTCAACCTCTGATACGATTACTTCTTCGCGCGCGGGTGTAAGTACGCCATTAACACTTGCCCAACCAAAGAACTCTGTATCTTCTACATAAGTCTTATCTCCAGCATCAAATGTATACCATTCTAATCCCTCAAGCTCACTAACTTCAACTACATTAATTGTATATGAAACCGCAGGTTGCGCTGAGGTATTAGAGACTTGTAAAGCATCAAGGTAATAAAGCTCAGAATCTATATAATCTGTTGAATTCCAAGTACCCTCTTGAATATAACGACTATATTTGTTATTAAACTCTTTTACAATTTCTTCTTTTTGCTCTCGAAGGTCTTCAATTTCGTCTTCAACACCTTCAACTGTAACATTAGAAATAATTTTAAATTTTGCAACTTTATTATCATTAATCGTATGATGCGCCGTTTCAATTGTATAACCTTCTGGCGCAGTAAAAGTAATTTCAGTATCGTCTTTCTCTAAATCCCAATATTTTTTACTAACTGTAGAAATATAAGTAGAATCACCAATTTCAAAGCTAAAACCTGGTAAGTAATCATTAAGTTCAACGAATACATGACGAACTAAATTCTCATCTTTTTCAGTCCAAATTTTAATGTTATAGTTTTCACTACCACGTAATTGCTTTCTCTTTTCCCAATACTCTTGGTCTACATTAGTTAAAATACCAGAGTAGTTGTTAATTGTTGCAGAACTTACATATAATTCACCAAGTAACTCATAAATTGTTTCTTCTTCAGTTAATTGGTCATCTTCTTCAAGAGTGGTATGCTCCTTTTTATAATCTTCATAAGATTGACCAGTTAAAGTCTCAAATTCTGCAAGCGCTCTCGTTTGCGTATCACGCGCAGTTTCAATTAGTTCAGTAAATACATTTCGATTACCACCTAAACTAACAAGTGCGGCCTCTAAATCTCTACGCTGCTTTTCTTTTTTTTGAATTTGAAGATTCTTTTCTGCAACTTTTTCAATAAATTCTAATCTGTCAGCTTCTACTGTATCTCTATCAAGTAAGCCTTGATTATAATAATAATCAAAATTAATTATATAAGATTCTCCGCTCTGATTTGAAGGCGCGTTCATAATAGATACATAGCCTTCCTCTACATATTCAGATTGTGAAGAATCTACAATTAATTTAGTTACAATTTCATCAGAATTAACTGTTCTTTCAATTGTATTTAAATTAATTCCATATTTAAAACCAGCCCAATTATCTTTACCAGCATATTCTCTTAAATATACATACTTATTAGGCTTGCCATCAGTATATGTAATATAACCACGGTCATCATGGTCTACAACTAAATCAACCCAACACTCAAATGTTTCAGCAATTGTTTGAAGTATGTTAAAACAATTCGATTGAGAAACACTAATTGATAATATCTTTTCTGAATTTTCATTATAAACTGGCTGAATTGTTTGAACATCTATTTCTAATTCATCTGCTAATTCATCAATTGACGTATATGTTTCTACGTCTTCTGCGGCCGTGCCGTTTAAAGGCTTAACGTAGTAATACTCTGTTGGATTTGAAGCGGCAGTAGGTACATTACCAATTAAAATTGGTTTTTGCTCTGCATCTTCAATTAGACGAGTTAATTGAATGTCTTGTATATATACGGGTGAAGTACCGCTATTAGTATATATAAATATACCAAATTTTTGAGTTGGGTCTGTTAAGTCGCTATTTTTGATTGCTTTTTCTGCCGTAGCGGTTAAATAATAATATGGAAGGTAATTAGTATTCGATTTTAATTCAAACTCACCATTCTGTCCATTCCATACATACTCTTGATTATCATTACTATCTACATATATATATTTTGTTGATGGGGTTTGTGCTACCTTATCAATTACATAAACTTGTTTACCATCTTTATCTGTTGTCAGTGCACCACCGCGTATATAGTTGTTTAACTCTAACGGAGTACCCTCAAACTTCATTATGATATTATTAGGGTCTATATGCTTATAATAATATCTATATGGATTCGGGTCATCTTGTGTATATTTAGCAACAATTAGTCCCAGATTTTGTTCCGGCTCTAACGCATTCAAATCTCCATGACCTGCGCGCCACCTAAATACAAACCTCTGACCTTTAGAAATTGATTCTATTGTTGAGCTATTATTTTCAATACCACTATTAAAAATAGCATTTTTATAGTCAGAAGTTAATGCTCCTTTAAAAGAAGCTTTTAAAAATCCTTCAATTTGAGAAAGTAATAATAAGTCTGCTAATTCTTTACCCGTACCAAGCTCTGGTTTAGTAACTAATTCTAACTTATCAATCTTATCATTTTCATCTATTGGAGAAAAATCTACATATGGATTCCAACCTTGCAAAGTACCATCTTCAAGTACATTGAAATTATCTCCATTAGTAATTAAATTAGTTACTACATTTGAGGTTGTATAGGTATAATCAGTATATCTATATATCTCTCTATCATCTGCTTTAAATAAATCTACGGTGCGCTGCATTACTGGGTCATAAGTAGTGCGTTGTCCGTAAACTAATCTATTGGCTTGATATTTATTTTCAATACCGTTAAGAGTAATAAGAGTTACATCACCAGATTTAATTTCAGTATTGGTAACTGTAATATTATCTCTTATAATACGATAATTTGTAGCAGTAATTACATTCTTATCATCAATCGTATACGTATCAGCTTGCTTAATAAATTGTACAAACTTACCACTCTTATTTTTTACATAGGTATAAAATACATATACTTCACCACTACATGATTCAGGTAAATTTGTATCTGTGTTTAAAGCAGTAAAGGCATTAACAATTGTACCCTTATAAATTGGCTCGGCTACCACTTGTCTACCAACATTAGTAGTACCAACTTGCCAATCTGTATTCTTTAAAGTTTCTTTTGTTAATTCGCGCGCCGTACCTTGATTGTTGTTTAATTCAGAATCAAATGTAATATTGTATCCATTCTTTGATAATTCTAAAACAAATGCATCGGTACAGTTATAAGTCCATTCCAATCCATCACTTGATTCGGAATGTTCTTTAATAATAAATTCATACCACTTATTATCATAATGTAATTTAACTTTACGCTCATTAACTAGAAACGCAGCAAAGGGGTTAACTACTCCTTCATTACCAGTATAAGGGTCAAAGTATCTATATCTTAAAGAAAAAGATAAAGTCTTTTCTCCATTTGACTTCTTATTAAAAACAGGGTCATAAACCTTATTAAACCCTGTCATTGTATTTGAGCCGATGACTGCTATTTTCTTTTCTGTAAAACCGTCTTGGGTGAGTTTGTCTTCCCAAACGGAAATTTCATATGGCTTAATTAGATTCCCACCCATGTGTGCCTCCTAGAAATATAAGTAATCATAAAATATTTTAATATCTTCTGACCCATTATCAATTTGTAAAATTGACCTATCATATATACTATTATTAGGTTCAAAATGGAATAAATAACCACTAGTTATATGGCCATTATATAAATTACCCGATGTAGTATAATTAGTACCTGTAGTGCTTTCAGTAATTTCTGAAACACCAACCACTAATTCATTAGTTGTATCTATCAAAACACCTACATCTCCATCTTCTAAAGTAAAAGATTCCAAATTAAGTTGGGCAGTAGTATCAGATGTATTTGGTTTATAGCTTAAACTAATACTATTATTCAGAAGCGCGGCCGGTATATACAAACGAAAACCTACTGGCAAGTCTCCGCCATTGTAAATAGTCATTTGACTAGTCTCACTATCATATTTATTTATCTCTTGATAAGCTTCTTTCGATAAAATTCCACTAAAATCAGCCCAATCTTCGCTTCCTTCGTAATATTTGTTTCCTGGTTGTGGTAAAACCTCAAAAGTAGATTTAGCAAAAGGAAAATAAGCAACAAGATTGAGTTTGCCTTCACCTTTATAAATGCGCTCGGTGCCTTCAAGAATTTTATAAGGAGTAACTTGTTCTAAATCTCTATATCTAACTAATTTAGTAACTGTTTCTCCAGTTTCTTCATCTACTACTGGTTCTCCAGTCTCTTCATCAATCACTGGCTCCTCTTCTATTCTTGTGGTTCGTCTAACTCCGTCGCACGCTTTATCTACTCTCTTTTTAGGTTCATCGAAACAAACATAAGAAAGTTCCATTGGGCTCTCGATTTTTACCATATATGTCTTATAAGGACGTTCATCAAAAATTAACTCTTTAATTTCTTTTGTCCCAAAGATTTGTCTTAATTTCCTAAACTGGTCTTCACGAAGTGAATCAAAAGCAATCTCTAAATTAAATGTTTTTGACCCAAAATCGCTACCAAAATAATATTGTCCGTTTAATCCCGGTACCTCAGCCGTTCTGTCCTTTATCTCTGGATGCAACTCTTCCTCATATCTGTCTCCTCCAGAGACGCGGGTGATTCCCAGGTCAGAACTATGGACGCCGCCAAAGGTAAAACCTAAAAAGTCTCCCATTTCCTTTTACTCCTAAATTAACTTACTAGCCTTTCTTCGCGTGGGTTAAAAAATCATGTGTTTTTAAACAATCCTTGTATACTTCACGAATTGTTGCGATGGCTAAAACAGCTTTATTGTTTTCATATTCCTCGTGAGTACGACAGTACTCTTCATAAGTATCTATATCATCTAAAATTTCATCGAAGTGTTCTTTAGAATGACGCTTTTCAAAAAGAATTTCATCGTTAAAACGAAGAATACGCTGACGCGCCATACGCATGCGTTCTAATTCTTCGTCTTTTTTCAGCGTATCAATTTCAGTTTTCATTCCTTTAATTTCACTTTGCAGGTCGTTAACCTGGTCCATCATTTCCTTATTTATAGAACGACCTACAGTGCGCCCAATCCAATTCCAAAGATTGAGCTCGATTTTTGGTATTTTTATCATCCCTGCAAGGATAATTAGAACACCAATCGCCCCATATTGAGCAATAGTATTGATATAATCCATGTACTACCTCCGTTTTATTATCCTTACTAGGACATATCCCTTCGTTTATAAGTGGAGTTGACCGAGGAAAACTCTACTTTTTAGCAGTGGAGGATTGGATATGAGTAGCTATGAGGAAAAGGTTATTACCTTATTACAAAAAGGTAGATATAAATTTGAAAGAGAAAAACGATTTAGCGATTTAAAAAAGGGACATTATCGTTTTGATTTTTATGTACATGGCGGCCGAGTGACTCCATGTCTTTTAGAAATACAGGGAGAAGGTCACTATCAATTTGTTCGCAAATTTTATCGCACGCGCGCAGAATTCGTACAAGCACAAGAGCGAGACAGACGAAAGATAAGTTATTGCCTTTCGCATGGTATCCCACTATATATAATCCCTTATTGGGAGCTTGACAATCTACATACTGCGGCCGACCTATTCAACCCTCGTTTTCGCGCAACTTCAAAGTGGAAAAACGACCTTGATTGGCAACAACACAAAAATTTGACATATCGACGCTAAAATTGATATAATATAATAGAAAGAGAAAATGAAAAAATTATATATAATAAGAGGAATTAGTATGAACTATTATTTACTATTAATCCCTCTTCTTTTAAGTATTATTATTATTATATTAATTTTACGACTTAAAAGTAAACAACATATATTAGAAAAAATTATATTTGAAAAACACGATTTAGAAGTATTAAGAAAGGAAGAATTAAAAAACTACTTTGAAGAAGAGTGGAAAAAAGAGAAGGAAAAGTTAGATTATGAACGTAAGATATATGAATCAAATATATCTAATCGTCAAAACAAATTAGAAAACCAATATAAGTTGGACGCCAGTAAATATGAAGGCGAAATTAAAAAATTAGAAGTCCACTTACAAGAAAAAGAAAAGCGATATAACGAAGTCAATCAAGATTTAGACCTTTATCGAGAAGGTAAGATAAAGGAAATTGATGGCACGGCCGCTGAATACGAACAACGTAAGCGTCAAGCAATAGACCATGCTATGGAAGAGCGTAAACTTGCTTTACAGGAAAAGAATGGTCAACTTCAAAAAGAACTTAAAGAACAAGAAGAAAAGTTAAGAGCTGAGGTTGATGAAATTAAAGCTGAATTAGAAATAGAACGTAGTAAGCGCGCGGCCATTAATGAGGAGATTCGTAGACAGCGCCAGGTTGAAGAAGAACAAGACTTTTATAAAATACAATTTACTGAAGCTGATAAAAACGATGTAGAAATTTTACGTTCAATAGCTCCGCGTCTTCGACATCCGGAAGCAATTAATAAAGTTATTTGGAGTACCTACTATCAAAAACCACTTGCAGAGCTTCGCAAGCGTTTACTTCCAAATGGTGATATAAGTGGTATATATAAAGTTACAAGGCTTAAGACCAACGAAATTTATATAGGACAAACCACTTCAATTGATAAGCGCTGGCAAGACCATGTTAAAAGTGCTTTAGGAGTAGGAACTTTAGTATCTTCTCAACTTCACAGAGCAATGGCACTTGATGGACCAGAAAATTTTACGTTTGAAATACTAGAACAAGTATCAAAAGATAAATTAAGAGAGCGTGAGTCATATTATATTGATTTTTATGACTCAAAAACTTATGGGCTTAACGTCAATAGTGGCGATAAGATAAAAATTAGTTAAAATCTCGCGACAGCGAGGCCCGAAAGGGTAAGGAGGAAAAATGCAATTAACAAATATTCAAACACAAATCGTAAAAACAGATAAGCCAAAGGTACTCGTACTTAGTAGCGCGGCCAGTGGTAAGAGCGCGGTATTGGTAGAACGTATAAGGTATTTGCTTGAACAAGGCGTAGACCCGTCGAAAATTGTAGCAATTACTTTTACAAACAACGCAGCCTCTGTAATGTATGAGCGTTTGGGTTATCCAAACGGATTATTTATTGGTACTGTACACTCATATTGCAACTATTTACTTCGAGGTGGCGCTGTAGACACAACACAGATTTTAAGCGAAGAACGCTTTGATGACTTGTTTGAAGAAATTAAAAAGAATCCAGACTGTATTAAACATGTAGAACACTTACTGCTTGATGAAGCACAAGACTCAACTGAAGCACAGTTCGAATTTTTTGAACTTATCAACCCAGACAATTTCATGTATGTGGGAGATATAAAACAGTCGATATATGGATTTGCTGGTTCTTATCCGCAATATCTAATAGACCTATGGTATAAAAATGATACAACGGTCTACGAAATGCGACAGAATTTCCGTAATCAACCAGACATCCTTCGTTTTGCGAAAAAGTTTTTATATAGGCTTGGACCAGACTATGACGACGATTCAATTGCTATGAGACAATCAGACGGGCGGCCGCACGTACTCGAAGGAAATTATAGTCCTTCTGAAGCGGTATCTTCACTCATAATGGCGTCAGAACGCTTGGGCGCTGAATGGAAAGACTGGTTCGTACTTTGTAGAACCAACAATGATATAGCATTATTTCAACAACTTTTTGAAAATAAAGGAATTCCAACCGATACCTTTAAGCAATCGGAACTAACTAACTCGCAAATTGAAGACCGTTTAAAAGAAAACACAGTTAAAATTCTAACTGCTCATAGCTCTAAAGGACTTGAAGCTCCTTATATTCTTTCATATAATATCCGTGCATATAATGACGATGAAGCGCGCCTGTGTTATGTTTCAGCCACTCGCGCGAGAGACTTCCTCATCTGGGCAAAAATGCCACCGAAGAAAAGAAAGAAGAGCACCGGAACAGTGAATTGGGAATAGAAGTTTTCTACTTATAAATAGGATATATTTATAAGGAGGTATCTAAATGAATATTAGTAAGCAAAGCCAAGAAAGAATTGATTGGTTAAAAGCAATGCCAGCAGCGGCTCAATTCGAAGCCATTGCTATGAGAATAGAAAATCCGGCTATTTTTAGTCAATTTTTAGCACTTGACGATGATGCATCTATTTGGGACTATGCGTATGCAGCAGGACTCATTAGTAAAGCTGATGCAGATTTCGTAAAAGCAGAAGAAGCTAAAGAGACTGACGGCGGTGAGGGTGGAGAAGAAAATCCTACAACACCTACAACCTCTACTGAAGAACCTAAAGTTGACGGTGAATAAAAAATAACGGGCGATTAAGCCCGTTTTTTTAATTGGCTAAATTTGCATTTTTATTTGAAATGTGATATAATATAAGTAAGATAAAAAGGAGTATAAAATAGAAAGGAAAATAAAATGGTAATTAACTTAACAGACTTTTACGATGTAGGAAAAATAACTCATTGGACCACTTCAATAGGCGTGTCAATGTATGACATCGAACTCATATCAAAATCTACTGGCGAAGTAATCACATGGAGTTTTACCGAAGAATACTTCGATAAGTTTCTCGACGAACTCGAAGAAGATACGAAATACCTTGAAGACAGTTTATATTACACAAGAAAGCAAATGTGGTGGTTTTTATGAACAAGCGAATTAAAAAGAAACAGCAAAAACTTAAATACAAAAAATTATGTAAGCGCTATCCTTTTCTTATAATACGAAATTGGAAAACTGATAAGCCAATAGAATGTCCATATACTTATCTTGATGATATGCCAGACGGATGGAGACGCGCATTTGGAAAACAGATGTGTGAGGAAATTAGAAAAGTTCTAATTAAAGGCGGATATCTTTACGACTATCGTGTTGCACAAGTGAAAGAAAAGTTTGGCGGTCTTCGTTGGTATGATGAGGGCGCGCCTTCATCAATTTATAGAGAGCTTGTGGACACTATTGTTAAATATGAAATGCTTTCCTATCGTACATGTATATGCTGCGGGCGCCCAGCTACTAAAATTTCTAAAGGCTGGATAAGTCCATTTTGCGATGAATGTGCAGAAAAACTTTCCGATAGAATTACTTTTAAGGAGATAGATTAATGCCAGAAGTAGGAGATACAATTAGAATTAACTATATGAAAGACGAACCGCAATATGCGGGTAAAGAAGGAGTAATTACCCATATTGATGACTTTCAACAACTCCATGGAACATGGGGTAGTCTTGCGGTAATTCAAGATATAGATGACTTTACTATTATAAAGAAGGGATAAAAATGGCACAAGCTTATAAATGCGATAGATGTAAGAAACTTTATACATCCAATGAATATAGCATAGAATGTATATTAACCAAATATTCATTGGGAAGAAACAAGTATATACAATATGATTTATGTCCAACTTGCCAGCGAGAATTAGAAAGGTGGTTTAATAATGTTCAAAGCAAAACGAATTGACAACGGCAATATCGAAACAGTTCTCGCGGTTGATTACAACGATACTTTTCATCAGACATATTTCCTTGTCTGGTCCGCGGGCGCATGGAGATGGCGGCCGGCGCATAAGTATGTACCGCCAAATGTTGACTCTGGCGCACTCAACAAAATAAATGTGCGTACGGAGATTGCACAAGCAGGTGATTTAATTGATGAAGACACACCATTTTAGGAGATAGAAATGATTGACTTATTACTAACAATAGCAATTATTATTTTAATAGTAAATTCACCATTTCTAACCGATGAATATCTATCTGATTTAGAGAACTGTTGCGAAGTTTTAATTGATGAGGATACTTCATTTTTAAAACAAATATGAATAATAAATATCATTTTAAAGAAATAAGTGAATATATGGAAGAGTATTGGAAAACTCATATAATAGTTCCTCCACACGAAGATGACCCTCCATATATAGTAGGAAAAATAGTTAAAAAGGAAAATGAAAATGTATGTAAAAGAAGACAAAGTAATTAATACAGTTTCAGACATAGAAAAAGTAGAAATTAAATGCACTCTTTCTAATGGAGAAACACTATTGTATGAAATACCAAAAACAAGAGATGGATATATTCAAATTACAGCCGATGAATTATATTTACATTATACACCATCTATTGATAGATATAAATATTTTGAATATATGAATTATAAATTGACAATGCAATTACCACTATACTATTCTTCAGATGACGAACTGTTATTAAAAATAAGGAAAATTTGACTATGGATAAAAATTCAATTACAATTACAATTGACAATTATTGTGGACAAAAAGTTACGTTCACGATGTCAGAGGATGCAACGATTGAAACTTTACTTGACATCGAAGGCTCAATGGTTGTAGGCTTTGACATTCACGTAGAAGATAACGATATATTAATTGAAAAAGAGGATTTACCGGCTTAAATCTATGTACTATCCATTTATTCCGGTGACTTATAATTAGAAGAAATAAATGGAGGATTTGATAATGCCGAATCATAATTTTATAGATGAAACAGGAAAACAATATGGTGAATTAACCGTATTATATAGAGCAGAAAATGATAAATCTGGACGCGCCATGTGGCATTGTCGTTGTTCTTGTGGCAACGAATTAGATGTATTAGGTAAAAGTCTTCGCAATGGAAATACCAAGTCATGTGGATGTTACCAACGTAGACGCGCGGCCGAGTCAAACATGGAGCGAGTGGGTTCATTAGTAGGACAAAAATTCGGAAAACTTTTGGTACTAGAGGAGTCAGGTTTCCTTACTCATCCAAATGGAAAGCGTAGCCGATTATATAAATGTTTATGTGACTGTGGCAATTATTGTGAAGTACAACATCAATATTTAGCTTTCGGTGATACCACAAGTTGTGGATGCATTCGTTCAAAAGGAGAATTTCAAATTGCTCAGTTATTGAGAGAGCACAATATAAATTTTCAACAAGAATATATTTTTGATGACTTAAAAGACCAATCGGCTTTACGATTTGATTTTGCTATTTTTAATCAAAATAAATTAGTATGCTTGATAGAATTTCAAGGAGAACAACATACTTCTTCTTCTAATGGCTTCTATAGTGAAGATTTAATTAGACACGATAAACAAAAAGTTGAATATTGTAAACAACACAATATTCCCTTATATCATTTATACTATAAAGACAAAGCAAAAACGCAAGTTACATGGAATGATTTATATAACATAAAAGAAATACAGGAGATAGTTAATGGATTATAATGCACAATCAATAGAGCAATTAACCTTCAGAGAGGGGGTTCAGCGTAGGATAGGCATTTATCTTGGCTCCGCAGACCATACCGGTGTTATTGCGGGGCTTTTGGAATTGGTAAATAATGCAACCGATGAAGCGCTTGTCTGTCCTACTGCAACAAAAATAGAAATAGAGATTGGCTCAGACTGGGCAAGTTGTCGAGATTATGGCCGTGGTATGCCGCACGGTCCAAACGACTTCTCCGATGAAGTAATGATAAATCTTCTGACTGAGAACCATTCGGGCGCAAAATTTGATGATAACGCATACGGCGGTAAGTCGCGTGGACTCAATGGAACGGGCAGTGCCGCAACATGTTGTTCTTCTGATTGGTTTAAAATATCGAGTTACCGTGACAATGCAGAGTGGTATATGGAATTTTATAAAGGTATTCCAAAGTGGGACAAATGTCAAAAGAAACCACTTAAGACTGGCTGCGCGCAGGGTACGTATATCGTATACAAACCAAGCCAAGACGTTTTTAATGCTGAACCAATACATTTTGACTTTGATGAAATTTGTAGTATAATAGAAGAGTATTCATATTTCAATAAGGGCGTTGAATTTGTTGTTACTGATGCAGAAACAAAGAAAAAGAAATCTTATATGAGTAAAAACGGCTTAATGGATTTTGCAGATACAAAAGTACCAAAACGAATCCATAAACATCCAATTCATATTCAGACCACCGAAGATGATATTGATATTGAAATTATACTCAATTGGACCACTGGTAGAGAAAAGTTTTATTTATTTTCTAATGGTGGTGAAAATGAAAATGGCGGCACTCCAATTACGGGTATCAAGACAGCATTGACTAATTTCTTTAAAAAGAAAGTTAAAGACATCGGTAGCGGCGATGTAGTACGTGCAGGCTTGGTTTATATATGTTCGGTTAATTTAAAGAATCCAATATACGATGGCCAGACCAAGAATAAAATTACAAACCCAGAACTTCGCGGCTTAGCACAAAGATGTACTACACAAATGCTTGATGATTTTAGTAGACGCTATCCCGGTGAATTCAACCAAATAGTTGAATTACTTACAAAAGAACTTAAAGCTGAACGCGCTGCAGAGAAGGCGCGCAAGCAGGTTCTTGAAGCATCAAAGGAAATTGAAAAGAATCAGAAGAAAAAAGTTTTCGCCTCTGATAAACTGAAAGACGCAGAGTTTCTTGGACCAAACTCAACACTTCTAATTGTAGAGGGTAATTCCGCCATGGGCGGTATGGCACAGGCGCGCGACTATACAAAGTATGGGATTCTCGCCATAAGAGGAAAGATTATTAACTGTCTTTCTAACCCAGAAGAAAAGATTTATAATAATGAAGAAATCAAACTTCTGTTAAGTGCGATGAATATAATTCCTGGCAAGTACAATCCATCAAAGTTGCGTTATGGACGTATCGCTATCTGTACCGATGCTGATAGCGACGGCGCGCACATCGGTCTGCTTATAATGGCGGCCTTACAGTATTTAGCGCCGGAGTTCATTAGAGAAGGCCGACTTTGTTGGCTTCGCTCACCACTTTATATTGTTGAGAACAAAGGTAAAGAGTCATATTACTTTACCGATGATGAATTTAATAAGGTAAGAAACAAAATCAAAGGTGAAGTTACAAGAGCTAAGGGACTTGGTGAATTGCCAGCTGAGACTGCACAGGCGTCTATGTTCAGTCCAGAATATCAAAGAATGGAAGTTATGGAGTATGATGACAGAGCAGTTGATTTACTTTATGATTTAATGGGCGAAGATGTAGAACCTAGGCGTAATTTTATAATGAAGAAAGTAGACTTTAGTAAGGTAAGAGAATGAAACAAGAAAAATTATTATGTCCAAATTGTAATAATAAATTATATTTTAATATAGATTCTTGGGGCAGAACTCCGTGGCATTTACATTGCGATAATTGTCGCATAAATATAGGATGTACCAATCCATCAAAAGCAATTGAATTAATTCAAATATATCATCAGCCTTATACTGATATAGAATATTATGATAATAAAATTCAATTTATAGATATAGGTGAAGGAATAGGAATAAATGAGTAACTTAAAACCAATAATAGAAGAATCAATGATACAATACAGTGGCGCGGTACTTCAAAACCGAGCCCTTGTTGATGTGCGCGATGGCCTCAAACCATCCGCGCGCCAGATATTCTATTCAATGCTTCTTCGCAAACTTACCCATGACAAGCCATACAAGAAAACCGCTAATGCTGTTGGTATGGCAATGGCAGATTTCTATATTCATGGCGATAGTTCATGCGAAGGAGTTATAATGCGCGCGGGACAGCCTTTTGCGATGCGTTATCCACTTGTAGATGTAAAGGGTAATGCAGGTTCACTTATCGAGTCTGGCAACTGGGCCGCGATGCGTTATACAGAGAGTAGACTATCAAAATTTTCGAATATATTATTTACAGATATAGATAAGGAAACAATTGAAGAGTGGCGTGATAGCTATGACAATACAAAACAGTATCCTGCTGTACTTCCAAGTAAAGGATATTATAATATCTGTAATGGAACAATGGGAATTGGTATAGGTATGGCTTCATCAATTCCGCAGTATAATTTATGCGAAATGAACAAGGCGCTTGAGCATCTTCTTCTCAATCCAGACTGCGACTTTGAAGACATATACATAGCACCAGACTTTGCTACCGGCGCGATTCTACTTAATGAAGACGACGTAAAAGCCTCAATGAAGAAAGGTTCAGGTTTTGCTTGTAAACTTCGTAGCGTAGTTGACTTCGATAAAAAAGAAAACTGTTTTGTTGTAACGGAGATACCATATGGAGTCTATACAAATACAATTTGCGGTGAGCTTGAAGACATCATCAATGGAGAAGAAAATCCAGGAGTTGACAGATTTAATGACCTTAC